AAATTTAGGTAAATTTTTTATACCTAATCTCTTAAATACTTCTTCTGGTTTCTCTTCTAATAAAACTACTTTAACTAAACCTAGTAATAAACCCTGTAACTCAGCAGGATAATCTAAGAATGATTTTTTAAATGTGGATTCTTCGTCTGATAAAGATATCATATTATCTATTTGAACGAATTGATCGGTAGTTCCTTCTATAGGATAAAGAATAGTTACTATCTCTCCTGTAGCTAGTGATTTTTTACCCCTATATTTATCACTTTTAAAAGGAATAATAAGATTATCAGGTAGAGAGTTTAGATAATCAGCTAATTCTTTCTTTAATGCTTTCTTATCATCGCCCTGTAGGGTAACGATTAGATCAATATCACCGAAATCTTCTTTATCTCCGGCATTATAGGAACCAGAAATCTTAGCATCTTGAAAAGCTTTAAATTTCTTTAATACTTTATTGATATAAGAATCTACAGTTTTTTGAACTGCTTGTCTTGTTACTCTATTTCCTCCTGCTGAACCTGACATTATTGTATATATTGTTTTAATTTTGAATCGTCTGGTAGAAATTTACCTTTTAAACCTAATCTTTCTTTATTTTCTATCCAGTACTGCTGTAAATCTTCTGGAATATCTGCTCTAGTAGAGTCTAATATCTTTAAGTATTTATCGTAAATACCGTGTAGATCATCCTGAGATAAATTTTTCTTAAGATAGTCTATTAATTTAAAGTAATCGTCTAATGTATTCTGAGTTAAATTAATATTGTATAATTTATTTATTAATTCTAATACTTCTTCTGGTGTTTTAGCTTCTACTTCTCTAGTTTCTCTATCTAGAACGCCTTGGGCATGCTTAAACATTTTACCTTTATAATCAAATAAAGCTACTAGCAATTGTGTTCTATGTAGACCTTTAACGTTACCTTTATATGTACTAGAGTAATAGCTAAATTTTAACCATTTAGGATTACCTACGTTAATATCAATTTGAACTGTTTTATTAGTTTCATCACCGAATTCATCGTATTGAACGGCTTTACAAAATAATGAACCTGCAGTTGATTGTTTTAAATCAGTTTGGATATTATTAGTTTCTTGATTAATTTTATTACCAATAAATTCAATCATAGCTCTTAATTGTGATTGCTGTAAAGTAGCTGTTCTAGCTCTTTTCTGAATTTTATCTACTGCTGCACTGAATTCGTATGGATCAATACTCCAACCAGCTAAATCAGGTTTACCTTCTGGCATTAGGTTTTCTATATCATATGCTAGGTCGATATCACCAGAAATCGGTTTTTTACCTGCTGATCCTAGTTTTTCAAATGTACTAAAAGTACCGCGTTTTTTAGGAAAGATTCTTGAAAGCTCTCCTGCAAACATATTTAATGTAGGATCTATATTACTTTTCTTAATAGGAGAAGTATCTCCAAATACATTACCACCCTCTATTAACAGTTCTTTTACTATATCACCTAATTTAATCATATATCTATTTTTATAATAAATAGTTAAAAATTAATCTAATTTGATCGTTGTAGGTAAAGTCTCACTATGAGGCTTCATATTAGGGTTTTCAAGTTTATATATTTCATATATTCTCTTAAACATCTCAAAGTTCTTCTCGATATCACCTACCTCTTTTATCTGCCATCCTTTACCCTGCATTTTTTTACCTTGACCATCTGTTCCTCTGGTATGAGCTTTTAACCAAATAATTCCGGTTTGAGTAATAGGTTCGTTATGAGTTTCATTCCAAGCCTGGGCATAAGCTGCTAACTGCAGATCGTAACTAGTATGTAAATAATTAGAAGTTTTAATATCTATTAACCATAGTTCGCCGTTTAATCTACAGATAATATCTCCTGTACCTGCATATTCATGCTCGTCAGAAAATAAATGATATTCAATAGCAACAGGTTCTGGTTTATGAGTATTCCAGAAATCAGCAAAACGTAATATCATTTTCCATGTTAAAAGGTTATATATTACATTACCTCTTTCATCAATCCAATTTAACGTTTCACCTTTAATTAATCTTTCAGCTGCTTTGTGTACTGCTGTACCTTCTGATGCTGCTTTATTAGCGATAATCTCAGCGTTATGACCTACATCTTTTAACCATCCGTAAAAGAATTGATTCTTTGGAAAGTAATTTAATACTGATGTTACAGAAGGGTAGAATTTATCATCTCTTCTATAAAAACGAGTATCTAAGATATTAATTTGTTTGGAATTTTCGCTGTACTCTACTAATCTCTTTACTTTTGGATCTCTAATTATATTAGAATCTCTAAGTAACTCTAGTTCTTTATCCATAATTTAGTTCGATTTTTTTAGCATATAGTTGGCTAAAAGTTAGTTGGGTTGCTTTGTGTAGTAATTTAGTGAATTCTTCAAAACCGATATCTGATGGATCTTTACCCTGAAGTTCTACCAGATATACCTCCTTGCCTAGATTAATTAATTTTTCTGCGTGTTTTAGAGCGTCTTTTAATGCGTCGTTATCTAAGGCTATATAAATTGTCTTTACGTTATTTTCTACTAATTTCATCATTAATGCCTGAGGAATAGTTTTACCAAATAAAGGTACGGCATTTCTCTTAATTGCCAAGGCATCAAACATTCCTTCACATAATATGATAGGGGTATTCCAATTAACAAAATACTCTAATCCTATAATTTCATTCTTATTACATCTAGGAGTATTATATTTTCTAAAAGGGTCTTTTTCAAAGGATCTTGCAATAAAATAGTTAATTTTACCGTTTTTATCGTATGAAGGGACAACTAACGAATTAGCATATCTTCCTGAATCACAGTATCCGATGTTATATTTTATAATATCATTACGGTTTATTCTTCTAGTCTTAGCATAACTTACTGCTTGCTTCAAAGTAATAGAATTTCCGCTTGGATTAATTAATGATTTAAATTCTTTAGGTAACTCTACTTTAAATTCTTCCCTAGTTTCCTCTTCTCTCCCGGCGGGTAAATATTTTACATAAGATTGTAGTTCATTTATCTTATCCTTAGAGACATCCATTCTTTTCAATAGAGAGAACAGAGATTTACCCTTAGCATCACAAGTCCAGCAATGCCAGGTGTTTACACCTTTAGAATTAGTATTTAAATCGATTTCTAGTTTAGGTTTATGATGATGGCAGAAAGGGCAATGAAAAGCATAATTAGATCTAGAGGTATGTTTCCCCTTATCTAATACGCTTTCTACGAAGCCAAGTAAAACCATAGAGTTATTCATAGCTTAAATATAAGAATAAATCTTCAATATTCAAACTAAATTAGGTCTTTTCTATAAAATTTACCTAAGATGTTATCGTTATAAGAATCTACCTCTAAAACATTATATTTCATTTGGTAGTTAATTTCATAATATGTTAACTGCTTTTTACTAAAGCAGAAGTATAATATATTTCTCTCATATATATCTTCACCTATTTCTTTAATATCAGCTAAAAGTTCTTTAGATGAACCCATATAAACTTTCCAATTACTTTCTTTAGTAACTAACTTTTTAGTGGGTTTTCTACCAGGACCGGTTTGTTCGGCTATTTCTTTTTTGGTAAGCTTTTTATTTGTATTTGAGTATAAAGATTTTTTACCTATATAAACTTTACCGGTATTTCGATTTTTTATAAGATAAATAAAACCTACACAATTTTCAGGGAAATCCTCTAAGGATTCGATAAAGCGAGATTTATCTTTCTCACTTACATATAACCATTTTCTCATTAACTATCGTATTTTACTATAAATGTTACATCTGTATTTGAAGGCATTCTAAAGGGCTGGGCTAATTTACCAACTACTAATAATTCATCACTTGTATTATATAAACCCACTGTTGTTACATAAGGGTTAAAATCCGAACCAGTAATATATGGGTAATAATCTCCTTGGGAGCCTGAAACTGCTGATGGGTTTTGAGTTAGATTAAATTCATTCTCACTAACCTGACATATAACTTGAGTTTCATATATAGTATTAGTAGATTTAAATGAAAGTGATGAAGATATTATAGTACTAGGAATTGCATATCCTTGATTAGTTATTACAAATATTCCGTGTGAATAAAAAATATTTCCTACTTTTGAATCACCGCCTGAACCTGTTACATATCCATCTAAAACATATCCATTTAAAACATATAAATTAAGAAATGGAAGCACGTCGTATACGTTTCCGTTACTATCATCTACTAAGTAATAGGAACTGCTTTTTTCTAATATAAAATTTCCTGGCTTTATTTGCTCTCCATAAAGAGTTTGAGGTATAGATAAGGCATATACGTTAGATCCTACATTTATAGGAAAATATCTACTTTCATATTCTAATGTTCCAGAAGCTGCAGTAGATTGAATAAAATTATCATAGAATGATCCACTTATATTATTTTTTTGAAATGAAGAAGTTAAGAATCCAGAATAATATAATTGCTTTACAGAGTTATAGTTTATTAAACTCTGTGAAATAGGAGTAGTAGTTTGATCAATATAGCTTCCAGTATATAATACTATATTATTAGCACTAAAAGAAGCACTTGGTATAGTATATTGTTTAAATACTTTAAATGGAGATACTGTAAGATCTGTACCCTTTAGTGATTTTATAGCAGAGCTCATATTTCACTTTTTACCAATTTAATTTAACTCTTATTAATGCTTCTTTTGTAAAGTCTTTAGGTAGAGGTTTTGATAGTTTAGCTACTGATAATAAATCTTCACTATCGTTATATAGTCCTACTGTAGTTATATATGTTTGAGGATTATTAATTAAGCTAGAATATACTAATTCACCACTTCCGCTTATCATTGAAGGATTTGTAGTATAGTTAAAGTCAGCATTTTTAACTCTAACGAATATGTAATTAGAAGATATAGTTTCTTCACTATTTAGCTGGAATCCAGTATTACTTGATATAGAGGCTCCTCTATTAATAGCGTTATATAGTTTAGTAAAGTTAGTTGTATTAGTATTAGGAGTTACAGCTGTACCTAAGCTTAGACCGCCGCTTACTGCAGTTAAATCTAAAGCTCCTGGATTTAATACTATTAAGCCGACATCTGGTAGGAATAAGCCGTATGATCCTGAAGCTGTATATCCTGCTGTAGAGGCTCCTGCTGGGATTACGCTAGAAGGAGTACCGTTACTTCCGCTAACAATATCATATACTCCT